TGGCTGATCGCGATGGCCAAGCACACGTACGGATTTCGCACGGCTTTGATGGCGCTGGCGGCGGGTGCGCTGATCATCGCGCTCACCAAGCTATTTGCGCTGTTCGCGCCGGCGTCCTTGGACTTGAAAAGCTTGCTTGGGATGTTCCTCAAGTACCCGCTGATCGCCGTGTTCACGGCCGCAATTACCGCGTTGTATTTGGCGTTCGACTCTTTCTACACGTTCCTCGAAGGCGGCGACTCCGTACTCGGGCGATTCCTCGACATGATCGGCGGCTACGGCAATGCCGCGGTCGTGCGCAACCAGCTGAAAGAAATCTTCGACGAGATTTACGCGGCGTGGCAGCAAATCAAAAGCCCGCTTGGTGAGATGGGACAAATCATCGGGCACGTGTTCGCCGACTCCGTCCCGAGCATTATCAAGTGGGGGGGCATCTTCGCGACGTACGTTCTCGACAAACTAGACACCGCGATCACCTACGCCCGGATTTTAGCCGGCACGAGCTTGATAAAGGATATCTTCAAGGGCACCCCTGTTAGCGAAGAAGATAAAGCCACGATCCGAGAAGCGATGGGCGGGTTGCGCGGACGTCAAGCGTTGTATGGCAAGGCAGCGCTAGACTTCGACGACATCGGCAAACCCCCGCCGTTCTTAGGCGTGCCGTACAAAGAGGGCGTGGACCCCAGGCGCGTCAACCAAGCCAACATGGGGAGCAACCTCGACCCGAACTCCCAAGCCCCTTTCGCTCCGGTCACGATCGAAATCAAGCAGACCATACACGCTTCGTCCGACCCAAAAGCGACCGGCGACGCCGTCGCCCGCGGAACGAAGGGTGCCGTCAAAGACGCGTTGGCGGAGCACCGGGACATGTACAACGCCGTAACCGCGGGCTCTCCCGTGACAGGCAACTAATATGCCGCAGAACCTCTCTTACCGCGAACCGGTGCTGTCGGCGTACTTGTCGTGGGGCAATCCCTTGACCGACCCCGCCCTCGCTCTGGGTGCGCTACATTTCGACGTCGTTATTTCCGAGGAGCACACGCGCGCGGCCGAAGTAACCGACCACACCGTGGAGACCGGCATCGCGATCACCGATCACGTGCGGCCGTTGGCGGACGTGCTGGAGCTCGAGGTGTTCGTGTCCGAAACCCCCATTCAGTCCTCGGATGCGTACGTCGGGCCTTTGACGCTGCAGATTGACCAGGCGGGCGGTTTCTCTTCGCCGCTCGGACCGATCGGCGTGACGATTGGCGCTATTACCCCACCGGGGTCTTCATACCCGACGACCATTACTGCGCAGGCAATGCAGTTCGACACCGAGCACTACTACGTCAACGCAGCGTACGAAACGATGACGCGTTTGCGCGACACGGCGACCATTTGCTCGGTCATCACGCCCAAAGAAAACTATTTCAACATGGTCATCGCGCGCATTGAAATGCACCGCGACTCCTCCACCGGGACATCCGCACGCTTCCGCCTCGATATGAAGCAGGTACGCACGGTAGCCTCGAACATCGTTTCCGCGCCGCTGCCGAGTATCTCCCGCGCCTCCAACATCGTAAATAACGGCAAGAAAGATCCGAGCGCGCCCGACCCGCGCAAGCAAGACGTGATGCTGCAAAGCGGACTACAGTACGGAAAGGGGCCCTCGTCATAATGGCCAGTCAGGAAATATTCACCGACACCTCCGCTGTGTTCGAAACGCAGACCACGACTTTGGATGGCGTAGCTTACTTGCTTACCTTTCGCTACAACACGCGAGAGTCCTGCTATTACGTGACTATCGCGTCCTCGGACGACACGATCGAATACGTGGGGGGTCTCAAGCTGGTGACCAACTTCCCGCTACTACAATCGTACCCCACGCCCCCCGGGGAGCTGGTGTGTCAGTCCTTCTCCTCGGATGATACCCCGCCCGCCTTGGGCGAACTCGGCGATGGGTGTCGGTGCACCTTGTACTACATCGAGCAAGCGGACGTCCTCAACGCGGGGGTCGACCCGGCGCGTAACCCGGGATTCATCGTACCCGTTCCGAACATCGTCGCCCCCACATGGTGACCGGCGCGCAAAACGCGCAAGCCTCCGTATCCGGTACCCGGCTGTTCGGCCGTGCGATGACCTTGACGATCGGGTTCTTGAACGACCCGTCCGCGAACATCACGACGGTATTCAACGAGCAAAACTCCACCGGCTGGGACTCCGGGGGTATCGACGGTTTGGACGTAGACTTCGTCGTCGACAAGTCACTCAAACCGACCGACCCGAATACGTGCGCGATCAAGGTCTACAACCTGAGCCCCACGTCGCGGCAATCCTTATCCGGCTCGCCGAAGCTGACCGTCAAGCTCGAAGCCGGCTACGTCGGCGGCGTCACCCAGCTCTATTTTGCCGAAGCGCGCTCCGCGTGGACCGTGCGCGAGGGCGCGGACTACATCACGCACATCGAAAGCTCGGACACCATCGCGCGCCCGACCGGTGTGCGCACCACGAAGAAAGCGACTCCCGGATCCCCCGACGGCAATCTCTACCGCGCCTATGGCCCGCGCGTACCGCTCGCAGATGCTTTCCAAGCGATTGCCGGCATCCTCGGCGTCGGTGCCGGAAACTTGTCACAAGCTCTCGCCGGCCTCAACAACAAGCCATTACCCCTGTCCGCCGTGAACGGCGCCGCCTTGTTAGGAAACGGGGTGCAGCGCATGACGGACATCTGCCGCTCCGCGGGTTTGGAGTGGAGCATTCAAGATGGTGTGCTACAATTCCTGAACATCGGTCAAGCCCTTTCGGGCAGCCTAGCCGTCGATATCAACGCCGGTACCGGAATGATCGGATCGCCGTCCGTCGATTCGAGTGGCGCGGTGTCCGTTTCTACGCTACTGATCCCGGGGTTGGCGCCCGGCATTTTGATCAATATGTCCTCTTTGTTCGTGTCCGGCGGGTACAGAATCGAAAAGATTCGCTACCAAGGCGAAACGCGCGGCAAGCCGTGGTATGCTCATATAGACGCGGTGCGGTACTGAAATGCCCCTCACTCGATCCCTACCCGAAATCCTCGGACTATACGCCGACGCCGTGCGCGCGGGCATCCGCAAATGTCTCCCCGCCACGGTGACCGCCGTGTACCCGAACCGCCAAACGGTCGACGTGCAAACTTGCGTCAACCTCCCGTTGGCCACCGATTTGGGGGAGATCGTCACCGAGCCCGCGCCGGCGATCTCGGACGTGCCGCTCGGGATAATGCGCGGCGGGGGATTCTTCGTGTGGCTCCCGGTCGCGGTCGGGGATTCGGTGCTCGTCATCTTTTCGGACCTGTCCACCGACACGTGGCGCTCGGGAGAAGGGCAGCCCACGGATCCGGGATTCGTCGGAGTACACTCCATGGACTCCGCGTTCGCGGTGCCGATGATCGCGTACGATTCGAAGTTCTTCGCCGACCCGGCAAACGCGCCTACCAAGCTGCTGATCGGCAAGGACGGCTCGCCCGCGCAAATCCGCTTGTCGGCGACGGACATTGAGCTCGGGAACGCCGTGACGGATGCCGTCGGTTTGGCCAGCAAGATTGACTCGGCCGTTGCCACCATCGTATCCGCTTTCAATGCGCATACCCACAGCTACATCCCGGGCACACTCGCCGCCGCGCCCACCACGCCCCCGATCGCCCCGATCTCTCCGTCTCCCCCATCCACCGCCTCAAACCTGGTGAAAGCACAATGACCTACGCCGAAGCCTCTAACGTGCCGTCCGATGAAGTGGCTTGGATCGTCCGCCGCGGCGACTACGCGCCGCCCGGGCTAGTCCGCGCGCGCCTGTGGTTCGAAGCTCGGGCGAAAGCCGTCCTCGAATACGGGACCGACATCATCGTTGAAAGAACGTCCGAACCCCCAGCCTCAATACCGCTAACGCCACGAAAGCTCCCGCGAAAAAAATAACGAACGCCAGTAAAATGTCGTACATGACGTCGGCAAAGATTTCGCGGCGCGTCGGGTGGTGCATTGAACGCTCCAGTTTAGGGATAAAGTCTAAATAGCAGAATCGCAAGCGCCCGCAAACCTAAACTGGGGGGAATGAGCTGCTTTCTCCAGACCACAACCGGGGACCTGGATATCACCGCGGGAAACTTGACCCTCGTCACCGATATTGCCACGGAGACTGCCCAGAAATTGTCCAATCTTTTCGGGCTGTTCAAGGGTGAATGGTTCGGGGACATTCGCATCGGCGTACCCTACTTCCAGTACGTGTTCATCCAAAACCCGAATCTGCAGCTAATAGGGAGTGTGTTCGAGCAAGTGTGCCAGGCGGCGCCGGGCGTCGGCGCGGTGCTAAACATGGAACTCGACTTCATCTCGCGCACGCGAACGCTAAATAGCCAAATCACCGTGCAAGCGAACGACGGCACCACGATCGTGGGCGGCGTCGGAACCCCCTTCGTGATTCAGATCGGTACCTAAATGACGGTCCCCGGCCTCACTCCAACAGGGTACGTCGCACCGTCTGTACAGGAAGAGATCGCGGACGTCAACGCGTTGGTCTTGGCCAACGTCAACCCGTCGCTCGACCTCGACCCGGATCAGCCGCTCGGGCAACTCATCGGCATCTTCGCGGAAAAATACGGTGAACTCGCGGAACTCGGCGCGACGGTCTACAACGCCTTGAACCCCGACGCCGCGGAGGGCCCGTTGCTCGCCAACATCGCGGCGATCTCCGGCACCCGCCCGCAGGTGGCGACTTACTCCGTCGTCACCGTGCAAATGGTGCTGAACGCCGGCGTGTCCGTCGCCAATGGTGCGGTGATGGCCGTTGCAGGGCAGCCCGCCAATACCTGGTACTTGACGGCCACCGTAACGAACTCCACCTCCTCGCAAGGAACCTTCAACGGCCTGTTTCGCTCCGCCATACCGGGGCCTTTCGTCGCAAATCCCGGCACGCTGACCGTCATCAATACACCAACCATCGGGTGGGTTTCGGGGTCCAATGGCCTCGCCGCTGTCGCGGGTCAGACTTCGGACACCGACACGTCTCTCCGACTCCGCCGACAGGCCGAGCTCGGGGGCGAAGGGGGCAGCAATACCGATGCCATCCGCGCGGCGGTACTCGAGGTCCCAGGCGTCCTTACATGCTACGTGTTTGAAAATGACGGATTGACCGTAAACGCGCTCGGGCTGCCCCCGAAGTCTTTTCGCGTCGTCTTGTGGGACGGTCCTAGCCCGCTCGCTTCCAACCAGCTCATCGCCAACGCAATTTGGGCGCAAAAGCCCTCGGGCGTGCAAGCCTTCGGCGCAACCGTTCAAAGCATCGTCGACGCCGGCGGCAACCTCCAATGGGTCGGCTTCGATCGCGTGTCTCAAGTGCCCTTGTACATCACGTGCACCACCACGCCAAGCACGCTCACGAGCAACGGTACCGCCGCCGTAAAAGCCGCGTTGGCCGCCTATGGGCTCGCCAACCTCGGGATCGGCACCGAGGCCGTCGCTTTGGCGTTGCGCGCGTCCGCCATCGTGCCCGGCGTCAATATCGACGTGCCGACCTTCGCTTTCGACGTGGTGCCGTTCCCGACGAACACCGGGAACTTGTTCGCCACGGGACTACAAATCTTCACGATCTCCACCACGAACATCACGGTCAACGGGATGTAATATGCCCTTCCCGACTGTAGATGACAACCACGTAACCGAGGGCGCAGCGCTGCTCACGTCGCGGTACTTCTCCGCGCCGGTAATCGCCGGTCTGACGACCGCTTTGATGACGCGGTTCCAGCTGTACGAGAACGCTTTCTGGTCACTCATCGAGGGTGTCATTCTCGCGAACCATCCGATGCCTGGCGGTCCGTGGTCGATTTTGGATCAAATCGGGTCCATCGTGGATGTCCTGCGAAACGGCATGCCCGACGCGCAGTACGTCGTAGCGATTCAACTAGAGATCCGCGTTTTGCGCAGCACGGGTCATCCGAACGACATCATCGAGATCGCTCAAATCGTACTACCACCGCCCCCAAACGAAACCGTAATCGCCGAGCCCGTCGTTTATTGCGAATGGCCCGAAGCGGCTTTTGAGGTGTGGGGCTTTGACGTTTCTACTTCGGTCGCAACCATATTGCCCCCCGCGATTCAACAAGCGAAAAGCTCCGGCACGCACGGCCGTTTCCGGTACTCCACGTGGGCCGGCAACCTCGTCGCTTTCGACACCCGCGTAGGAACGATAAATCTTTTTGCGTTTCCCGTCAGCGAACCCGCCGCCGGCTTCATGGACAAAATTAGCGGGCAATTTCCAAACGCCTTCGCATCGGTGCAATAATGACGTCTCCCA